ACTTCGGCGCATAGACAACAAACTCGCCGCTATTCAAAATGCCATATCTGCCCCTGTAGGCGCTACCGTCTATTATGACCTCTAATTTTTTATATAATTTTTTGTGGCCATAACAACCGTCCAAAAGAAGAAGTATTGGGAGCTTCGTAATACAGGTCTGTCTATGGACAGGTCTTCCAAACTTGCTGGATTTTCCAGAGCCACTGCTGCACGTTTAGAAAAAACCGGAACTGGCGGTTTATCCGGCCGAAAATTAGTTCAAGCAAAATCAGAAGAAGATTTATCCGGCCCCATTCCTAGGGAAGACCTATGCCCCGAAGCACTTAGGGCCTTGGAGGATTTCGCTTATTTTCAACGTCGATATTTTGGGCGCATAGCGTACCCTTGGCAGGTCGAAGCTGCTAACCAAATTGTCAAGTTTCTTGACACTCCGGAGGAAGAGTACGTAGTCATTAACGCTCCCCCTGGAGCTGGAAAAACCGCTTGCTTTGTGCACGATATTCCGGCTTGGGTTACTGTACGCAATCGGAACATTCGTGGAATGATTGGTTCCAACACAATGTCTTTGGCTAAGAGAAACGTTTTACGACTTAGGAGAAGCTTTGAACGTATCGTGCCGGAAAGGGCCAACCCGGATTTGCTACGAAAAGGCACTGCGTTGGACGCCGAATCAACCCTCGCCTTGGATTTTGGTAGGTTTAAACCACTCGAACGTGATATGTGGACTTCGGACGGTTTTATCGTTATGCAGCAAGAAGAACACGGTGCGATTGCCGAGAAAGAACCTACGTGGTCTGCGTATGGAATGGACACAGCATTTATCGGTGGACGGTACGACTTTGTTATCTGGGACGACCTTGTTGACCCACGCAAGCTTCGAACAACGGAACAAAAAGAAAACCTGCAAGATATGTGGTCTGACGTGGGTGAAACTCGTCTTGAACCAGGGGGACTACTTATTCTCCAAGGACAGCGCATTTCCTCCGACGATTTGTACAGATACGCTTTAGACATGAACGCCCCTCACGAAGAGGACGAAGAAAAGGAAACAGAAAATGACGAAACTACTAGAAATGGTAAAAAATATCATCACATTATTTTCAAAGCTCACTACGACGATAAGTGTGTTGAAGAACACGGCAAAACAGCTAAAGCCTATCCAGAAGGTTGTTTGCTCTCTCCGCAACGTCTTCCCTGGAAGAAAATCCAAACCTTAAAGGAAAACCGAGGCGAACGTTTTGCGGTTATCTACCAGCAAGAAGACACCGACCCGTCAGAAGTATTGGTGCCTAAAAGTTGGATTTATGGTGACGGGGATTTTCCGGGGTGTATCGACAAAAACCGAGACAGATTGCAAATACCATTTGGCATCAGTTCCAGCGATTGTTTATCTATAGCCACTGCCGACCCGTCCCCGACAAACTATTGGTCTATCCAATGGTGGATATATCACCCCGAATCGGAACAAAGATTCCTTATTGACCTAGTTAGACAAAAGATGGACGCCCCAGATTTCCTGGACTGGTTGACAGATTCTCGAGAATACGTGGGAGTAATGAACGAATGGCAAAACATTAGCGAATCATTAGGGTTTCCTATTTCCACCTGGATAGTTGAAGCCAACGCCGCCCAAAGATTCCTTTTGCAATACGACCACGTTAAACGTTGGCGTGCTCAACACGGGGTAGACATTATCGCCCACACAACTTCCCGCAACAAATCGGACTCTAACTACGGTGTGGAAACAATCGCCCCCCACTATCGCTTTGGTAGAGTAAGATTGCCTTGGAAGAATGAAGGCAAATTAATGTCTATGAAGCTTGTAGACGAGGTTTCTCATTATCCGTATAGCAGGACGGACGACTGTGTAATGGCTCATTGGTTCTTTGAATGGAACCTTCCGAATCTTTACACACCGAAACGTGGAAACGCTCGCTCTGCGTGGCGACCTAGTTGGGCAAAGGCAAGAGTTTGATAACAGCAGAAGAAATTGTTAACCTCTACCACACGCGCAAAAACGAACGCGCTCCTTACATTAACAAAATGGACGAAGTACGCCGACACTACAACGGAGATATTGTCGTCCCACTTCCAGAATTAGACGAATTAGAAAAACCAGCCGTAGCAAACCTTGTGGCTACTGGTATTGACCAATTCGCTATGCGCGTGGCTTCCGTAATGCCAGACGTGTCTTTCCCGGCTCTTCGCCCTGGTATCCAAACATCGGAAAGCAAGGCACGTGAACGTCGCATGGCCTCCCTTGGTTGGTGGGACATGAACAAAATGCCGATGAAACAGCGCCGTCGCGCCCGCTACCTTACGGCATACGGTTGTTCTCCCGTATCTCTTTCCCCCGTTAGCCTTGACCCACACGATAAACGCGAGATTCCCCATTGGCGTCCGCGCAACCCATTGTCTACGTTTCCAGCGCAATCTTATGACCCCGACAACATGGAACCAAGCGACTGCATTTTTGTTGACCGTCGACCTCTTGCGTGGCTTCAATCAACCTACCCAGAGCAATCTCGTTTGCTTTTTACTGGCAAAGCACGCACTGACCATTTGGTAGAAATTATTGAATATGTTGATTCCGACGAAACCGTCCTTTTGGCTATCGGTATGCAACGCGACCCAAACGGTTACAACGACCCAACTGTTGGAGTGGCGCAACACGTTATTTTAGAGCGTATCCCCAATCGCGCAGGCATTTGCCCAGTGGTGTACCCAGGTCGTGTGACCCTAGACCGCCTTATGGGGCAGTTCGACACAATGCTTGGTATGTACCAACGCCAAGCAAAGCTTGACGCTTTGGAAACTATTGCTGTATTCCGGTCGGTATTCCCCGACGAATGGATTGTGGGGCACCCGCAAGGTGGCAAACCGCGAATCATTCAAGAAGCCGATGGCAAGATGGGTATTCGTGGAGAAATTGAAAATGGCTCTCTTCAAGTAGTTACCCTCAACCCCTCGCAGTCAGCCGCGCAAGGCATTGACCGGCTAGAACGGGCACAACGTCTTACGGCCGGTATCCCCGCCGAGTTCGGTGGAGAGTCTGGTTCTAACGTTCGCACTGCCCGTCGTGGCGAAATGGTTATGGGTAACGCAATTGATATGCCCATTCAGGAATACCAAGAGATTTTTGCTGCTAGTATGGAAGCGGAAATGCGACGAGCAATCGCTATCCAAAAAGCCTATTACGGCAAAAAGCCTAGCCAGTTCGTTATGGGGACTGACGGCAAGGTATTCCACAACGACTACGTACCCAATGAAAGTTTTGAGACTGACCTCTGTTATGTTAAATATTCTGTACCCGGCTCCGACATTAACGGAATGGTTATCGCAATTGGACAACGCGTGGGAACAGGCATTATGTCCAAGCAGACCGCGAGGGAAATGGACCCCGCGATTGAAGACCCGACGCGGGAACGCGACCAAGTTGAACTTGAAGGAATACGCGCTGCGCTCTTAACGAGCCTTGAACAGCAGGCCGCATCAGGACAACTTGACGCTGCTTCTATTGCCAAGATTGCACAACTTAAAGCAGAAACTCATATGCCTTTAGAAAATGCCGTCAACAAAGTGCATGAAGATATGCAAAAGCTTCAAGCACAACACCAAGACGCTTCCCAACAAGGACAGCAACCAGCGCCCCCAGGCCAAGAAGAGCAAGACCCCAACCAACCAAATATGGCCGACGCCATGCCAGGTATGAGTCAGGGTCAAACAACTCCGGGCGCTCCCGTTGCTCCACCCGAAGCGGGGCAAGACAATTTATCTTCTTTGTTAACCAAACTACGCAGACCAGCTCAGCAATCGCCAAGTGAACGAGGACTTGTTTAATGGGCCGGTTGGTATATGTCGGTTTTTGTTGGCGTTGCCCCGGACCTGAAAAAGAGAAGCCCGAAGTACAACTTTTTCCCGACCCATACGATGACAATATGAACCTAGCATTTGGCGTATGTATCAAATGTTATATAGAACGTTCAGTGAAACGAGAATGGAGAGAAGCTTATGGCACCCAGAGCTGGTAGAGGCGGCAAAGTTTCCGGTACTCCAGGAACCGCTTATTCAAACAGAACAGACTTAAACGAAAGCAAGCCTTTACCCGTTACGGTTGCCAAAGGTCAAGGGTACGGAGAAGCTGCCGCCCAACAAGCAGCACAACGGAAAATACCCCTCATTGGCCCTAACCCTTCTTCCTCCCCAATTGCCTCTAGTCCGGCAGGGGCTCCTACCCCCGCGCCCGTAACAGCCCCGACCCCAGAACCCCAGCCCTTAAAAACAATTCACGAC